AGAAAAAAGAAGGCGAATAGCTTGAAAACCCAGCGAAGGATTAATGCAGGTAATTATGATAAATATATTACTGTTGCAAAGAAAATACCACACCGCTTAGAGGACGGAACAGAAGGAGACCCTATAATGGTTCCGATTTTAAATTGTTACGCCAGAATAAGAACTGTTAGTGGATATACCATGATTCGAAACGATAGTGATTTTGAAAACGCAAAAGTTTGCTTTTTTATCAGATATAGCAAAAGAGTTGAAGACGCATATAAAGGGAAGGTTCTAGACTATGAAAACTGGGATCTCCCTATGGAGTCTTCCAAACGTAATCTATATGTTTTGTTTGATGATGAACAATATGAGGTAGTATATTTTAATCATATTAATAAAGACAAATTAGAAATAGAACTTCAGACTAAGTTGGTGACAGGATATGGCTAGTTTTAAAATCAACTTTACCCCTACGGAAAAGGGAAAACTTTGGGAGATGGATCAGCATCAGATTATTGAGCTTAGTGCCGCAGTGTGTAAAGCAGGAAGTGATGTGGTGAAGCAGCACATGAGAAGGACAAGCCCACATACGCATTTGACTCCATATGTAAGGACATCGCGATTTTATTTTACGCCATCTGATGGAGCTTTTAACAACAAAGTTTACTTTGGAGGATATTTTAAGCTTAGGCCGGGGAGAAAATCTTTTAGCAGATATAATAAAAAGGGTGGTAAAGTTTATACAACAACTCAAGGTGTTCCTTCTAACTTTGTGTCTAATATTTTTTATAGTGGACGAAGGGGGAATCCATTCCCTATTAGAGATGCTTTTTTAAGAAATATTCCAAAAAAAGCAGTTGAATCAGCAATGTTAAATGCTTTTAATAAAGAAATGGAGAAGTTAAATAAAGAATGAAAGATTATACTGAACAAATAAATATGGAAATTATGCGTATTTTGACTGAAAATCCCATTGTAGGAGAAAACGGGAAAAAGGTACATGTTGCTTTTGCGTATTATGCAGGTGCGGATGGCGAACCTTCAGAA